CAGCCTGGTGGCGGTGTCCGGAAACGCCTGCTGCAGCACCAGTGCCAGGAACTGGTACAGCTGCCACAGGCCCCAGGCCCACAGCTCGATGAGTCCGCGGATGATCCCCTTGTTCAGGTTCAGCCGTATCGGCAGCCAACCGGCGGCGGAGTACTCTTCCTGTTTCGCCGCCAGCCTGTCAAACAGGTCTTGACGGACCTCGTCCAGGGATTTAGAGACCAGATCTTGGATTGACATCTTTTATCACCAGCTCCTTGTTGGTGCTGTCGTAGCCGATAACCAGGTTGAGGGGGTGTGCCTCTTCGATGAACTCCCACGAGGCCAGGGCGGTGAAACCGGTCTCGTCCCAGCCGGCCACCCGGCAAGACACCGTGCCCAGGACCACCCTTGGGTCCTCCTCGATGCGGCGCTCCACCTCCGCCTCGAAACCCGACCGTGCATCCTCGCTGTTTTCTTCCAGGAACCATTCATGGATCAGGCTACCCCAGTCGATATCGTAGAACAGCTCCCCCAGGGGAGTCCCCAGCCGGAGCCGGATATCCTGCACCCCGGTCTCCACCCCGGAGGTGAGGATCAGCTCGCCGTTGGCCGCCACCAGGGCCGTTCCGTATTCGCCGAGCTTTATGTCCTGTCCGAAGATATCGTCCGCCATGGCCTACTCCTGTTGCAGGGGTTGGGTGGTGTAACCGCCGCCAGATGCGGCAATGTGCTGGTGCCCGTTGTAGATGGCGCGATCCCCGTCCATGCTCCTCACGTGGTCGGATATTGTACTGTGACCGGTGATGGCGGCGTCGACCTCCAGGTTTCCGGTCACATGGGCGTTGCCGTCGATGGTGGTGAGGGGAGCGGTGACGGTGACACCGCCGGTCGCCGATATCTCCGCGGTCCCGGCTACCTCGATCCGCCAGTCCGCGCCGATGGTCTCTGTCAGGTTCCCCTCGATCTCGTTTATCCGGTCCGCATCGGTCTTGTGGACGATGTTCCCCTGGGGGGTGATTCGGATGTAGACGCCCGGCTTCTGCTGGATGACGAACTCCCCCAGCTCACAGGCCGGGGCCTGGTTCCTGGCCCATCGAAAATTGCTGATGCGGGGATAGTTGGGGTCCCCGTCATAGTAGGTTATGTCGCACAGGGTCCCAACCGTGGGGGGACAGACAACGCCCCGGTCCGGCCCGCCCCACAATATCGGGATCTCGACCCGGGAGATCACCGGCTCGTTGGCGTCGTCGCTGTCGTCGTTCCGGAGCGGCTGCACGTCGGCCCAATAGCTCCCGTCCGAGGCGTAGCTCTTGATGATCCGCCCCTTGCGCGGCACCCGGTAGTAATGGCGCAGATCGGGCTTCACCAGCTCCACGATCCGCTTCATGATCTTCTTCAGGTCGGCTTCGTTCAAGCCTTCACCTCGTGCGCTTTACTTTGCCAGTTTGGTTTGGAAGCAAGCTCCAACGCCTAAAATCAGCCAGATAACAAAAAGACCAAAGGTCAGTACCATATATACGTCCTCGCCCGTCCGGAGTTTCCCTCGTGCCGCACCCGATGCGCCCGGAACGTGGCATCCACCCCTCGGCGGTCATCCTGCAGCCGCACCTGCCGGGAATGGGACAGGTCCGCCAGCAGCCAGGTCTCGACCAGCCCCATGGTGTTGGCGCCTTCGGCGGGCTGGTGGTCGATGAGCCCCTCGTGCGTGGCGATGACCGGCACATAGCCCGGCTCGTCGCCGTCCGACCAGTTGACCCCCTCGGACCCGAGCCAGAGCGCCCGTTCGGCCATGTCCAGTCCGAACGCCTCGCGGCAGGTATGGGCCACCTGGCGCACCAGCTGCCACACCGGGATATTGGATGCCACGAAGCGGGGTATCACCACGCCGGTCGGGTCGATGCGCCCGGCAGTCAGCCCAGCGGCCCGCACCGACCAGGCCACGATGGCCTCCGGAGTCTCGTTCTCCCACGCCTGCACCACCCGGGTGGCGGTGAGGGGCCGGGCGTTGTCCACGGCCCGGATCTCCAGCTGGTCCCTGGTCTCCCCGGGGAAAATCTCGGCCACCGTGCCGCTCCAGGTGGCGGCCTCTTCATAGCGGTAGCCGAACTCCATGGAGACCGTGTCCCCCACCTTGAGCGACCGGTACAGCTCCCGGTCAGGATCCGGCAGGGTGAGCCCGGCCCGCCCCAGGGGATGGTCCCGCAGGGACTCGATCCACCAGCCGGGCACGCGGCCCAGCTGGTGGCCGCCAATGGTTATGTCCAGGCGAACCCCGTTGATCTCCATCAGCTGCCTCCACCCGCACGGAAGCCCGCCACGATTGCTGACTCATCGTCCTTAACGATGGTGGGGGACTTGGCCGGGGTTGCCTTGGTCGCCGGAGCTTTGGTTGCGGTCCCGGCCTGGGCGACGTTTTTCTTGCTCGCCTGCTTCTCCCTCCGGATCACCGGCGGCAGGTGCTCCACGAACGTCAACGTCGCCTGGATCGTGTCTTCCTGGTCCGACTCGTAGGAGTCCAGGGCATCGAACACCACCCGGCTGATCCCCCGGGCACGGGCGTGGCTGCCGGATACGTCGTAAATCCGGGGCGCCGACTTCCCCTTTTCCGCACCCTTGAACAGCCTGTTCAGCGTCTGCAGCTTGGCGTAGCAGTCGCCTTCCGCGTCGCAGAGCAGGTCCAGGGTCAACGTAATTGTCGCATCATCCCAGCCCAGGATCGCTTTTTTCCGGCCGCTCTGGTTGTCGTGCTGGGACTCGTCGTAGCGCACCGCCGCCTGGACCGTCTGGGACACCAGGATCCCGGGGAGGGTTTTGCCTCCCAGCGTTACCACGCCGTCCGCGAAGGTGAGGACACCGTCACTACTCATCGTAACCCTCCGCGAGGCGCTGCAGCTCCCGGGTAAAATCCTGGCCGTTCTGCACGTTCGGCAGAACGATTTCCTTAATGTTGATGACGATGGGCCGGCGATTCGCTTCCCGCGCCTCGTGCGCCGGACCGGACGGCTTCATGGCGGCGCCCGCCGGTGGCGGAACCACCGCCACGCTGGTGGTCAGCGCTGCCCCAGCCAGTGCGGCTGCCATGGTCCTGTGCAGGCCCGGCGCCGCGCCGGTTATCCCGGCCCCCAGGGTCTGCATGATCCTGAAACCGGAAAGGGTCAGCTGCGACAGCGGCCCCTCTTTCGCGTCCGAGAAGGGGAGCATGTTCCGAATCCGCCCGAAGATCGCCTTGACCGCGTTTACCGGCGCCATGGCCATGGATTTGATGCCGTCCGTCAGGGTCTGCACGATCTGCGCGCCGCTCTTGCGCCAGTCTAGTTTGGCCAGGTATTTCTCCGCGGAGAGGAATCCCTTGATCAGCCAGCCGAGGGGGGTCATGTTGAGAAACGCCCACTTGATCATCTCGCCGTATTTCCTGGCCGCGGCGGCAAGGAAATGGAACAGCGGAGCCAGCGCCCTGAGAGCCGGCTGCAGACCGTTCCACAATTCCTTGCCCAGCTTCACCGCCGCGCCGGCAAAATAGCCCAGCACGTACATGACGATACTTACCGCGTTCCGCACCCCCTCGAAGCGCCGGTACAGCAGCACCAGCCCCGCCACCAGGGCCACCACCCCGAGGATGATCCAGGTGATAGGATTGGCCAGCAGTGCCGCGGTCATGCTCCAGATGGCCGGCAGGGTGGCAAGGAAGCCGAGCCGCAGGATCGACAGGGCCTTGACCAGCATCCCGTACCCCACAATCGCCTTGGTGACCAGGGTCCCGCCCACGCCCACGGCAAGGAGCAGGCTGCCGGCCGCCAGTGCCGCGCCGGTCAATGCGATGGCCACCCCGCCGATTATCCCTGCGGTCTTGGGATGGGCCAGGATCCAGGAGTCGAGCTGGCCTGCAAGGGCATTGATTGCCTTCATGACGCCGATGAGCCCGGCCACCCGGGCCACGACCCCGCCCACGTGGGCTACCACGTTGGCGAGCGTGCCGGTCAGGGTCTCCCACTGCATCTTGGTGCCTGACATGATCTCCCGGATCTTGGTCTGCATGTCCGCCTGGTTTTTCATCCGCAGGGTCATGGCGTCGAACCCGGCCACCCCCTGGTTGATGAACACGGACAACGGGCGGGACGCCTCCTGTCCGAACAGCTTGGAGAGGATTATCAGCTGTTCCTGGGGATTGACCGCCCGCAGCTTCTCCAGCTCACTGATCATGTTGCGGATCCCCACGAAGTTGCCGGCGTCGTCGAAGAAGTTGAGCTTGATTCCCTTGGCGTCCAGGATGGGGCCTATCAGTTGGGCGATCTTTTTCGTCTCCAGGCGGCTGCTGATCTCGGCCATGCGGGACAGGGCCATGGCGAAGTTGGACCCGGCCTGGGAACCCTCGATGCTCGACGTAGCCATCATGCCGATGGCGGCGCTCACGTCCCGGCCAGCGTCCAGTCCCTGTATCTGCAGCGCCTTGAGTGATGCCCCGGAGTACTTTATCGATTCGGCCATGTCGTTCACGTTCACCCCGGCCGCGTCCTTGAGCCGCTGCAGGATGTCCATGAACGGCACCGATTCTGTGTCGGCTATGCCCAGGGCCTCGACGAATTTCGCCACGTGGGTGGCGGCCTGGGCAAAGGGCACCTTCATCAGGGTAGCGAATTGGGCGGCCGCCTCTCCGACCCCGCCAAGGATGGCTTTCGTCTGCACCCCCTGCTCCCGCAGGGAGATGAACATCTCAACCATGTCCCGGGTGGAGCCCGGCAGCGCGGTGCCGAGCATGTCCGCCAGGGCGTTCAGCCGCTCGTATTCCGGACCGACCACGCCGGCCGAATCCATCAGCGTGGTGCGCAACCGAAGCTGCGCCTCTTCCAGGTTGGCGAACTGGGAGACCGCCACCCCGAGGCCGATGGCCCCCGCGATCCCCGCCCCGGCAATCCAGCGGCCGTAGTCGTTGAACTTGTCGAAAACGGGCTGGAGCTTCTCCGCCTTGGCGTGCAACTGGTCGACCTGGTGCATGATCTTCTGCACCGGCCCTGAGACCATGTCCATCACCCGAAGGAGTATGCCGAGATTAAAGATCCCTTCCACCTACTTGCCTCCCCATGCCCTGGCCATGGCTTTGGTCATCACCGTCGCCTGCCGCTCCTCGATCCACAACGCCTCCGCGTACTGCCCCAAGAGCTCCTCCAGGTCCTGGGCCGGCTCGCAGTGCAGGTAGTGCCGGACCAGGACCCCCATCTGGCGGATCCAGTTGCCCTGGAGCTCCTCGCGAAGCTCTACAGCTTTTTTGCCGTAAACTCCTCGTTCATCCCCACGGACGCCTGCAGCGCGTTGTTCAGCGCCACCATGCGCCCCGGTTTTTCCTCGAACTCCCTGGTCAATTCGTCACCCGTGGGGTAGATGGCCATCTCGATGACCAGGTTGCGCGCCGCCATGGCCGCCTTGCCCTTGGTGGCGGTACCGATGAACCTCTCGATGTCCTTTTTGCCCGGCTTCGCGAAATAGTATTTCCGCTCCTCGTCGCCGATGAGCTCCAGGACGGTCTTGCCGGCGGTCTGTGCATCCTGGACCGCCTGCGGTAACGTGCTTGACATGTTTCATCCTCCTGTCAGGTTCTCGGGGTCGCCCCCTACTTTGAGGTTATCGCCGCGACCATTCCCCACTGGATCGGATCGATGACCTTGAGGTCGTATTTCCTGCCCCCCGCGTTGTCGTCTCCCTGCTTCGCGCCGGAGCTGGTCTTGACGAGCTTGCAGCTCGGCAGCGTGTCGGTAATCGTGGGGAGTCCGTCGCCACCGTAGGAGACCACGATCTGGAATGGGGGTGCGTCGTAGATGCCGCCCCCGCCCTCGGCCGCCAGGGCAACGGAGAGGCGTTCGGCCTCGTCCAGGTCCAGCTCCATCTTGGCGCTTGCCTTGTAGTTCTTCCTGCCGTAGCCGCGGGGCACGCTCCCCCGGCCGTAGCGCTCCTCCACCGGCCTCTCGTCGTCATAGTCGATGTTGGTGACCCCGATGGCCACGCCGCTCGGGAGGATGATCTCCACCGACTCCCAGTCGTACAGCTGTCCGTTTATCATTTTAAAAACCTCCGGTTTTTAAAGGTTCGAGGATCGAGGTTCGAGGCACGAGGAAAGCAAAAACGGTCTTCAGGTTGTCCTCGTTCCTCGATCCTGCCGTTATTGCAGCCTCGGGTCGAATGCCCCGCCGGCGTACACGTAGCGGGCGAAGAGCTTGATGGTGCGGATTATCGGTATTCCGATAAGCGTCATCTCCACCGCCACACCGTTGTTCACGATGTCCTGACCCTCGGGAATCACCACCTTGTGGGCCGCGAGCTCCTTGGGTACGGCCTTGACCAGCGTGTTCAGCGCCGTCTCGATGCCGGTCTGGAGATAGGCGAGTCCGCCTGCGCTGATGCCCATGAACGGATCCCCGGCCTCGTCGTACATGCTCCGGAGCGCCGCCAGCCTTGCCTTGCGCACCCCCTTGAACACCACCCGCAGCACGGTGAGGAAGCGATAATCACTGGTCTCCTCCGCCATGGTCCGCTCGTCTCCCCAGTAGACCCCGGAGAGCCCGGCATAGCGACGGCAGGTCAGGTACCCGGCTTGCTCAAGCAGGGTTTGATGCCCCTCGGTATAGAGGTCAGGCAGCGAGATCTGGGAGATGGCCCCGTCGCGCACCCTGCCGAGCGCCCGCATCACCGGGATGGACAGGAGCCTGCCGGCGGCGAGACCGGCCGCGTTCCGGGTGATCCGCCTGCCGGTGGAGTCCGATATCTCTCCGTAGGCGCAGCAGACCGAAACGAACCGGTGGGCGAAACCCTGCCGCTCCGCCACCAGGGCGGCGGCCCAATCGTCGATGGTCTCGTTGGCATAGGGGAGTCGGGTCTCGGCCAGGAAGAAGGTGGGCCGGTGGGCCGTCCACAGGCGGTCTGCCTCCACACCCAGTGCCGACCAGTCGGTTGAATCGGACGGCCCGACCACGTAGACGAACTCCATGTCGTACAGGGAGAGCGGCGTCTCCAGCGCGTCCAGGACCGAGGAAACGGTCGGCGCCGGAGCCAGGAGCTGAAACGCGTAGCTGTCGCCGGCAACCCCGTCCTGGGCAGGGAAGGTGATGGTGACGCCGGTGGTCCCGACCGCGATGGCCCCGTCCACCGGGATGGTGCGTATCGCGCCCCAGCTGTCCCCGCCGTCCAGGGAGAGCCGGTAGGTCCCCTCGTTGCGACCGCCGGCGGACATAATCTGCAGCAGCACGTCTGCCGCGGCCTTCACCGTCCCGGCCGCGGTGATGTCGGGGCCGGTCCCGACCTTGGTGACGGGGCCGATGGGCGCCCGCACCAGGCAGGTGTACTCATCCAGAGCAACCAGGTCGCCGGCGGCCAGCACCAGGGTCACGCCAGTGGCGCCGATGGCGATCTGGCCGTTCGCCGGTACGGCGGCCGTGGCGCCGTAAGTGGTCCCGCCGTCCTCGGATACCTTGGCGGTGGCCACGCCCGGAGCGCCGCCTTCCACGATCACCACCTTCACGTTGGCGTTGGCCGCAACCACGCCGCTGGTAGTGGCCAACGGACCGGTACCGGTGTGCTCCACCGGGGTCACGTAGCCACCGGCAAGCCCGGTCACCGGCACGGCTATCACCACCGGGCTCTGCCCGCCGGCGGCGAACACGTCGCGCAGCCTATCGACCAGCGGACCCACCCCGAGCAGCGTCTCCAGATCGCTCGATTTGCCGAGCAGGTACCCCTTGCCGACCGTTCCCAGGCTGCACACCCCGACCACGATGCAGACCCCCTCGACTCCGCCCGGCGCCAGCCCGCTGGTGCCGTCAATCAGAAACTCGAATACATCGTTCATTTGAAACCTCCGGTTTTTGAAGGATGAAGGTTGAATTATGAATTATGAATTTTTTCACCCTTCACTCTTCACAATTCACCCTTAAATTCTTCCCCCGCCCATGGCGCGGCCGCGGAACTTCTCCAGCGCCTGGTCGAACTCGGCCTCGGTCACCTGTTTGCCCGGCAGCCACCCCGACGCCCGGCAGATTGCGACCATTGTCGCCGTGCCCACCCCCCTGGCAACGGCCAGCTCCTCCACCGGGTGGAGCCTGCCGTCCGCCGGGGGATGCGGGGCCACCATGCTGCCGCCAAAAGTCTTACGATCGTCCTTTGCCATCTCGTTCCTCCTACCCACCGATTTTCGGTATGATCTCCACGCTCGGTATAATGCGCTGCACCCGCGTGGTCTGGATGCCTCCGTCGAACCGCACCCGGACGATGGCGAGCCGCGGCCGCCTTAATTTCCGGTCCTTCTCGACCTCCGAGTCCCAGGGCCGGGCCGCGTCCTGGGGCTCCACCCGGATGGCGCTGTTGCCGCTGTCCGCGACCACCCGGCACTCCGCTATTGCCTGGCTGAACTGGTCCGCAAGCCCCTTGAATCCCTCCGTCCCCCAGAGCGCCTCCGCGTCCCCGTAGAGCAGGCAGCGGAACAGGATCTCGCGGCTGAAGCGCCGCCGGGTCAGGGTGTATTGCGGCTCATCCCCCAGGGTGCGGCTCCTGGCGATGAGCTTGCCGTGGCGTTTGTTTGCGTCCCTGAGCGGCAGACAGCAAACCGCGTAATCGTTGTCTTTCAGGAAATCCCGAGGGAGCTCCTCGAAGAAGATGGTCCCGAGATCGCCGGGCGTATCCGGATCGGCCGGGCGAAAGGGAGCGGTCACCCCATCCTGCAGAAGCAGCTCCTGGAGCCGTGCCGTGAGATATTGTCTGCACGCCTGCATCATAAAAAACCCCGTTCAACGTTCAATGTTCAACGTTCGATGTTAAACCTTGAACCCCGAACCTTGAACCTTGAACCTATTTCTTAAACACCTCGATGGCGATCCCCTTGAGCTCCGCGATAATGCTCGGCTTGAGCTCGTCAAACGTGGGTTTCCAGAGCTTCCTGGCCGGTATGACCGTACCGTCGTCCTCGGGCTGCTCGTGGATCAGGGCGATATCGGTCACCTCGTCGCCTGCCTCGTTCTTGACCCCGCGCTGTACCCCCACGGCCCCCTCGAAGGCCGTCTCCTGGACCGTGGTGATGTTCTCGTACATCCGGTTGCTGGCCCGCAGGATGTCGGGGGAGAGGTTCTTCCTCTCCTTCGACTCGGCGTAGGCGTCGGAAAGCGGTTCCCAGTTCATATCCTGCTCGTCAATGTGCCCCAGGACCGCGGCCTCGATCCGCTTCAGCTGCCGGCCCAGGGTGCGCCGGCTTTCGCTCCGGACCTTCGGCGCCGCCGATTTCAGCACCCGCTTCAGCCGGTCCCAGTCGCCGGTGAGTTCCACCGATTTCGGCATCAGCGGGCCACCTTGAGGAGCACCAGGATCGGCAGCCCGCGGAACATGGCCTTGTCGGTCAGCTGCACGATGGCGAACCGCTGGCCCCGCCACACGATCCGGTCCTCGTCGCCTATCAGGGGCTCATCGTTCACCGGGTCAATCAGCCCCTTTTCCGCCAGGTAGTCACGGTTGAAGGCCACGTTCCACCGTTCCACCGTCTCGGTCCCTTCCTCCCGGGCGGCCATCTCTCCGTTTGCCTCGCCGTCAACGCCGGTTTCATTCGGCGTCAACCCGGCCAGGAGATCAAACTCCGTCCCGTCCGGCCGGCGCAGGGTGACCTCGGATTTATGAAACGTGTCGGTCACGTCCCGCATGGCGGACCGGAAATCGTCAACAGCGTCTTGATCCAGCAGGTCAGTCATCGTACACCACCGTCATGGGCACGCCGCAGTCGGCTGCGGTGGAGAGGGCGGCCCGTCGCTCCGTGATCGACTTGTCGAGCTTCGTTTCCATTTTGGTCAGAAAGGAAAGCTTGTCCTCAAACTTGGCCCGCCCGGCGCCGTCTCCCTCGGCCTCCGCTAATGCCTTCTTGTACTTGCTCATTGCCGGCAGGATCAGGGCCTTGGCAGCCAGGTCCGCCACCAACGACTTCTGCCGGGTGGAGAGACCAGCCTCGGCGGTACCCTCGAACCCGGCCTCGGCCGTCGCCTCCTCAATGAAGGCGGGAAGCGAGGCGGCAAACAGCGCCGCCTCGTCCGGAAGACGGTTCTTCACCATGTCCAGGATAGTCGCCATGACTTATTGCTTGGTGAAGATCGTCGCCGCATCCTGGAAGATGCGGGAGAAACCGATTACGTTGGAGATCACGGTCTTTTCGAACTGCTTATCGATCACCTTCTGGGTTTCAATCAACTCGGCGCCCGACTCCTTGATCAACTCCAGGGCGGCCTGCTTGGCGACGGCCACGAGCATGTCGTCACCCAGGGTGGTCTCGGTCCAGTTGAACCGCTTGATGTTGTAGCCGAAGGTCTTGGCTAGGTCGCCGGTCTTGGCGGTGTCGAACAGCAGCGGGTCCTTGAACTCGTCCAGCTTCAGGATCAGCTTGAGCATCGCCTTCTTGGCGGTCCAGACCGTGGCCTCCCAATTCTCCATATCGAGGAAGAAGTCCAGGAGATTGTCGTAGTTCACCGCGGCCGGAGGGGTGGCCGGAGCGGCGTTGTCGTTGCCGTCGCCGTTGATGATGTTGTACATGGCGTATGCCACCATCCTCTTGGCCAGCCGCTGTCCGATCAGCTGCATGTGGATGGCAAGGAGCGGGAGCTTCATCCGGCGCAGCACCTCGTAGCTCGCGTCCATGGCCACGCCGATCTTGGCAAGCCGGATCGACTGCTTGCCGCTGGTGATGGTGACCGTGGGGAACGGCGCGCCTTCGGCGATCTTCTTGAAGTCGAGCTTCTTGATGTCGAATTCGGCCTTGACGGACTCGTACACCCCGCTGTCTATGGTGGTGGTGGTGGCGATGAGCTCGTCCAGGGTAAGGTCGAATCGGCCGAGCCCGACCATGCCGATCCGGACGTTGCGGTTGATGAACTCGGGGAAGAGGATCGAATCCTCGGTGGTGCGATAGAACCGCTCCACGGTGTCCCGCTTCAGGTTGATGTCGCGCTGCATCAGCGCGAACTCGAAGGCGTCGAGCCCCTCCACCTCGGAGGGGGATTCCTGCGCCAGCAGCTCGGAGAAGGTGATCCCCCTCTGCCGCGCCTCCAGGTACATCTCTCTCATCAGTCTCTTCAATGCCATGTTCGAACTCCTTCTATGAAATGGTTGTCCTCGTGCCTCGAACCTCGCGCCCCCGCCTTTATCCCAGGTCCATGACCAGGGTGCCGGCAACGGCATCGATGCTGACCACGTCCACCGTGCGGCCCACGCTCGGATTGACCCCGCCATCGAGCGGAGTACTGGCCACCGCCGCGACCACGCCCGCGCCGGTGCTGGCCCCCTCGTTGGCCGCATCAACAAGATCGTCGGCCGGGCTCGCGGCGATTGCCGCGATCACCTGGGCAGCTGTGGAGGTGACGGCGCTCGCCCCGTCCGTTGCCAGGGTAATATTGATGTCCCGGCCCACTACGTCCACCGACAGTGCCACGTTGTTCCCCGGAGGGTCAATCAAGGTGATGTTGATGTCCTCTTCCGCCGTGCCGTATTTCTTGGCGGTGAACCGGATCGCGTTGTTGTTGGCCACCACACCGGCGACCAGCGACGCCTTTACCCCGGGAGAAGGGGGCTTCACCCCGCCGGCGCCGTTCGCCACCAGTACCTGCAGCCCCAGTCCCGGGGCGCCGGTGTAGGGGACATCCTCGGCGAACCCCTTGCGCTGGACCGCCGCGCAGCCGCCACCGAGATCCACCTTGTCGATCACGCCGTAGAAGGCGTCTTCGGCGGCGCACAGCCCGATGGTGCCGTTGGCGGAGATCTTTCCGACCTTGTTTTCGTCCGCGGCCACGATCCCCGCGGCCAGCAGCAGGGTGATTACCTCCACCCCGATTCCCCTGAATCCCACCATGTTCATTGATTCCCAACCCATAGGTCAAACCTCCTTTGATTGTTCGAACCCGAGCTTGAAAGATTTCCCTCGAACATCGATCCTCGAACCTCGATCCTGATTTTAAAGTTTGTAGTCTTCGGCCCGCTTGCTGGAATTTGCGTTCTGCCCTTCGGTCTCCAGGGAGGAGCGGCGCGACAGCTTCTCCCCGCACTTGGGACAGGCCAGCGGCACGCTCTTCTCCACCTCGGTCTCGTACTCCGAGACCAGCGCCCGGGCCGTCGCCAGGTCCGCTTTCTGGATCACCCCGTCCACGAACGTCTGCTGGAATTTCTCCCCCTTGGCGGTCTTGTACAGGGTGACGGCCCGCTCCCGGGTCTCGGTCAAGAGCTGCGCGCCCAGGGCGGCATCTGCTTTCAGCCCCTCGACCTGGTTCTTGAGACCGGTTACAGTCTCGGCGATCTTCGTGTCCAGCATCTCCTGGGTCAGTTCGGTGCCTGTGGGTATCCCCAGGAGCGCTATTGTTGCGGCTGCCAGTTTCATGTCTGTTTCCTCCCCTTGGTTATGGTTTTCCTCGTGCCCCGCGCCCAGCGCCTCGGGCCTGGCTTCAAACGACTTGGCGTACGGGTCTTCCCCCTCCCAGACGATGGATACCTCCGCCGCACGGGTAAGTTTGGTAACGATGAAGCGCACGATCTCCCCGTCCACCTCTTCGCCGAGCCGGTCGTAAAAGTACTTCAGGTCCGGGTGGCTCCGCTCGAACTCGAACCAGATGGTGACACTGCAGGAACGGAGCGCCTTGATCTCCACGCCACGGGCCAGGTTGAGGGCTACCGTCCGGTCCACCACCAGCAGCGCGTTGATGCCGGGCGGGTCGTTCTTCTCATCCCAGGTCGGCTCCTGGACGAATCCCTTCCACCGCTCCACGTCGGCATAGTGGTTGGCGTACAGGGTGATCCCCTCGAACAGCGGCACCCCGGCCTTGAGAACGCCCGGCCGGGTGAAGTCGAAGAAGCGGTAGGGGGTCACCGCCTGCGACAGGATGCGGAACCAGCGGGCGGTGAATTCGTCGGGATTGAGGCCGCCGTTCTCCTGCCCCTCCACCGGGGCGAACCTGAAAGGCTCGGTGCTCCCGGGCATCGGGGCGCCGTCCAGGGCGCCTACAAATCTCGCCCGGGCAAACCCCTCCCGGATGACCTCGAAGCTCTTTTTCTGATTTTGTTGTTTTTCGCCCATCGCGGATCGCCTCCTGAACGCAATATTTGTGGTTTGCAAACGGTTTACCCGGCCTCGTGGCGGGTCGGGCTCTAAAATGGCCCCCTGACTATTCACCCGACCTGGAAAACGGCACAGGGGGGATTTTCCTTCAAGAGGTTTTCCACCTCCTCTACCGTAAACCCCATACGAAAAATGGTGGCATTCGGATCATCGACCCAATGCTCCTGAATGCGCTCGACCACCTGCCCGCTCCCGTCGACGTGCTCCACCACCCGGTGGGTCTCGTCCTCGACGCCTTGTTCGCCCTCAGCCAGAGAGCCGACCGGCAGCCAGGAGAATCGCTCGTCCAGCAGCCGCTGGAACCAGGGCCGCCATTGCTCCGGCGGGAAATTGGCCTTGACGTATTCGTAATCGGCGCGGGTGTTCAGGTGTTTCGGGAAGCCTCGCATATGGTCTCCTCACGACAGGGAGTAGTACCTGTCGATTTTCTTGATGGTTGCCGCGAACGGTATCTGGTCGCCGTATTGCTCAAGCTGCTCGATGAGGACGTCGCTGCCAGTGAACAGTACCCTGCGTTCGCCGTCGAGCTCGAACTGGAGTGTCAGGAACTTGCCGCTGTTGTTTTTGTCGTAGCGGCTCCGCTTGATGGAGTGGCCGATGATGAGTATCTCGCAGTTGATGATGTCATCGAGCCTGGTCTTTGCCCCGTCGAGGGGAATCCTCTCCCGGGCGAAATCGCTGAACCGTTTAGGCTGCATCCCTCGTCTCCGTCAGGCGGTCCAGCTCCAGCGCAACGGATAGGTTATGCGTATTCGCCCATTTGAGCCACCCCCGGGTGGAGGCAATCGATGATCGGTACTGCTCCTCTGTTATCTCACCGGCGGCCAGCAGACGCGGAAGGTTGGCCAGCCTGCGCTTGACCCTTTTGGAGGTGCTCTTGCGCACCAGGATGTAATTGCGGAAGTGGCGGTAACCCAGGAAGTCCACACCCTGGGAGACCGGAAAGAGCTCGCACTTGCTGAAGGTGAGTTTCAGGTACTCCGCCAGGAACTGCTTCAGTTCCCCGGCCAGCTCCCGGAGCTGCTTCTTGTCGTCGCTGAACAGACAGAAATCGTCGCAGTAGCGGAGATAACCCTTGACCTTGAACTGATGTTTCACCAGCTGGTCCAGTTCGTTGAGGTACAGGTTGCAGAACCACTGGCTGGTGAAATTGCCGATGGGCGCGTTCTTGCCGCCAGGCGCCGAGTAGATGATGTCGCGCAGCAGCCAGAGCGTGTCCGGGCACTTGATTTTGCGCTGCACGATCCCGTAAAGCACGTCGTGGTCGATGCTGGGATAGAATTTGGCGATGTCGCACTTGAGCACGTAGCGGTATCGGCGGACGAACTCCATGGTCCGGAGGCTGCCGGCGTGGATTCCCTTGCCGGCGCGGCAGGCATAGGAATCGTCGATGAACAGGGCGTCCCAGATGGGCTCCAGAATGTTCATGACTGTATGCTGGACGATGCGGTCAGGTGCGAACGGCAGCACGTAGATGTCACGCTCCTTGGGCACATGAATCTTTTTCACCTGGTAACCCGAGGTGGTGAAGGTCCTGTTTTCCAGGCTACGGCGTATCCGTTCCAGATTGCCCTCCACGTTCCGCTCGAAGCGCTGGACATTGTGCATGCGCGACTTGCCGCGGCGGGCCTTTTCATATGCCAGCATCAGGTTGTCGGCGGCTATGATCCTGTCGAACAGATTTCCGTGTCTCTTTGCCATGGTCTTTTGTTCGGGCCTGACGTCCGGTTTCCCTACTGGCCCGGCCCGTGCTCCGTTTTGTGTTTTGCCTTTCGGCTCTCGCCTACCGGACAGGGTTGTGGCGCCCAGCCAGGGAGTTTGACTCGTTCCTGTATCCGGGTGCACCCGCGCGTACCGATATTCGAATTCGTATTCCAGCGATAGTTATTCGCATTACGGCAGCGCGAACCGGCATTCGTCCCATTATTCCAATTACCGCCGGCCAGCAGCCATCGGCGCCACAACCATTTCTACAGTGCGCATGACGCGCTCGAAAAACGTTTAACGAGTTACGTCTCCCGGCTCCGGGCGCACCCGCGCGCACCGATAATCGAATTCGGAGTCCAGCGATAGTAATACGCATTACGGCAGCGCGAACCGGCAAGCGTCCCAGAAGACCAATAACCGCCGGCCAGCAGCTTCACATCCCCGTTCGTGCCTTGCCTGTAAAGGCTGCCCTTTGCGCCGGGGAGGTCATACCAGTTGAAAGACTGGCTGTTGAGGGCCAGGTCGGCCGAGTCGTTGGCTGCCGATGCGGTGTTGCATTCCAGCCTGTTGTCCGCGCCGTCGTCATAGTTGAGAGCCCGGCCGTTGGCAGCGGCCGCGGCGTCGTGCTTTATCTGCAGGAAGTAGGTCGGGTTGTTGCTCGGCAGGAACACGTCCTTGGCGATGGTGGCGATGGTGCACAGCATCTTCGCCGGGGTGCCGCCTCCGGAGTTGTAATAGACCTGGCCGATGGCGTTGGTGGCTGCTGCGGCCTCGTGCTTGATTGGCACCTTGTAGTTGGCCGGGCCGATCTGCTTGTCCGCCAGGGCCGTGGCCATGTTGCAGGCCAGGTAGAACTGGCCGTCTGCACTCTGCTTCAGGTAGATGGGATTGCCCCCCGGGGCCGCGACATAGTAGACGGTGAAGGTCAGGCCGGCCGCCTGGACGGTGCCGTCAGGATCGCAGCGGAACGACTGGTCCTGCAGCCACTGGTACATTGCGCCGCAGCAGTCCTCGAGACCGATGTGCGATATCATCCGCCTGGCCGCGGTGTCGACGTGGCCGCCGGTGGTGACCGGGTCGGCGCTGCCGGTGATGTTGGTCTCTTCGTTGGACCCTGCAGCTGCCAGCTGGAATTCCGGGTCGGTGAGCAGCCGCTTGCCGACCGCGCCCAGGTCGTCGACGAAAGACATCCAGTCGCGGGTGTCGCTGATGGTGGCTCCGTTTGCGCTCCTGGTGCTGGCGGCGGTGCCGGAGGTCAGGTAGATGTCCACCCAAATCCCGCTCTTGGCGTCGTAGGCCATGCCCTCGGGAGAGCAGGTAGGGCGGAACGACAGGTCCCACACCGACTCGGGCAGTATGTCTCCGGCAACAAAGCCGGTCAGGGCGTGGCCGCCGATGGCTCCGACCGCCAGACACAGGCAGTGGAACCCGGCAACCTTGCGGCTGTTGTCTGAGGTGTAGCCGGTGGGCACGGTGGAGTTGGCGGACACCACGAGCGCGGGGGCGCTGCCGCCCTGCTGGCAGGCGTAGACGTAGAAATCCTTGCCGGCCCGGGCGGCCGCGACGGTGTAATCGGTCGGTGCGACCGCGTCCCAGGTCGCGGCTGCGGATAGGGCCAGCGACGCCTGAGCGGACATTACGAATCCCTGCCCGCCGATGTTGCACGCCAGGGCTGCAGGCGACAACAGGGTCAGCCGATCCGCCGCTACCGAGCGGCCCTTGATGCCCCAGGCGATGTCACGGCTGTAGTGGGCCGGGAGTGCGGCGATAATGCGCGTCTTCGTAGCCATGCCAGCACCTGATCCAAAATCAAATCCACCCATAATTCCCCCCTTACATCCCCACCACAACGCAATCAACTGAAGCCACTATCTGTGTCACGTCCGCATGGATTACAATTACGTTCCTGGCACCAGAGAAGACCGGCTCAACCTTCGCGACATCTCCGTTATAGGCCACCTGCCCATCGTCAGCTGGGTAAAATGCAACCGCCAGCCAGCCCGATATATCGTGCCAACCACCCGGCCCCACCTTTAGGACTGTGCCAGCCGGCACCGTTCCCAAGCATTTGGCCGGATCCGATATGAATGCTTGGATCTGCCTCCCTACGCTGTCCTGGCCTATTCCGCCCATGGTCTTCATGCGCTCCTCCTGTTACTCAGCATTCAATCTTCCGCCGCCTTCCGGTGCCGGCACTTGGGATGAAACGGCGGGGTCTCGAACCCGGCCGCCTGCAGCTCCTCGTCCGTCATCTCCTTCACCCGCTCCGCCGAGTAGCGGTTGGACAGGAACGGCGGCAGGTCCTCGGGATTCTCGAACCCCTTGTCCAGGACTTTGGCCAGCCGTTCGGCAGCCACCTTCACCTCGAACACCCGCCCGAGCATGGCCTTGCAGTGGTCGCAGATGGGCGCGGTCCTGGGTCCTACGATCCGGTAGCGCTTGAAACCGGCCTCGTAGAGGGACAGGGTCTGCCCCATGTTCTGCACCCTGGCCATGGTGGTGGAGACGATCTGCTCGATCTTCCGGTAGCTCGTCTCCCGCACCAGCCCCGCAAACTTGCCCTTGAACTCCGTCCAGGTGGCCTCGTCCCGGATGGAGAGGCCCTTCGTTATGTACTCGTCCTGGAGCCAGGCTACGAACTCTTTGCCGGTGGTCTCGTTGCGCGCAAGGTAGTTCCCCCGGCCGAAGTAGAAGTCCTCGATCCTGGTCAGGTACCTTAAGGCGTTCTTGTCGACCACGGAAATGTCGATGGTCTCCCCTGCCAGCGCCGCCCGGGCGATTACCCCACTTTGCGAAAGGGGGGTGGCGGAACGCCGGGGGGATTTCAAATGATTCCTGTCCTCGTACCGCCACCGCTTCCACTCGTTGCTCACGAACCTGGTGCAGATCTTCATAACCGCGGTCTTGGCGATCCCGCTCCGCAGGGTGTCGGCAAAAGCTTCGTACACAGCCGCGGCAAACCGTTCGGCGGTTGTACCCTCGCCGGCAACCGCTTCTGCCGTCTTTATCGCCGCCTCGACTGCCTTCTCCTCGGCGCCCTCCAGCACGCTCTCCAGCGCCGCGATGTAGTTCTCATCCGCCCGGCTGTCCGACTGCTGGTCAAGGAAGATGACCTCCGGCTTAAACTCATAGCGTCCCGTTTTTCGGTTGAAGGAAAAGGTTGTCCTCGTTCCTCGAACCTCGTTCCTCGATCCGGCCCTTCCGAAATACCCATCCGGCGCATTATCCCCCGGCAACCGTCCGGTCGCCGCCTCATACCCCAGCTCCCGGGCCGCCTCGTCGTCATCGATGATGCCGCCGTCCCTTTTCTTCAAGACGTTCTCGATCCGCTTGCCCTCGGCCTCGGCCTTTTCCTTCTGCTTGAACGCCGAATGCTCGTTGAACGTCACCGTCACCTGCACGTCGAGACCACGCAGCAGCAGGTCCAGGGTGTACCCCTTTTCCAGGAAGCGCTTGATCATCCGCCGGCCGTTGACGAGCTTGGTGCCCAACCGCTCGAAATCCACCTCGGCATAGGTCTCGGTGGTGGAGTAGGAGCGGCCGCACATACTGGGCGGGATGTCGATGGCGGAGAAGATCTGCTCCTCGTTGATCTCCCAGACCGACTTTGCGCCGGCGGCGGCGCCGGCGTTGGTGGCGTTGTGCTTGATCTCCTGGTCGTCGTAATGGACGCTGACCCCTTTGGACAGGTTCCCCTTGTACGCCTTGGCGTAGTCCTGGAGGCGCTTGCTGAGGCGAGCCTGGTACGCCAGGTCGCTCTCGCCCGGCTTCTGCTGCGGGATCTGCATCTTCACGTCGATGAACCCCAGGAGTCCCATCTTCCGGATGATGGAAGCAATGTTGTCCGTCGCGTCCAGCTGCACCTCGATGTTCTTCAGCGAGGGCAGGAACGGCGGGATCGGGTAGGGGCTCCCGTCGTTGGTAATGAGCGGCATGCAGCTGTAGGTGACCGGGTTGAGCGCCACGTACCCCATGTTTCCACCGGTGATGGCGTTGGTGACCTGGAACGGCGCCCATCTGCCGTCCACCCGCTGCCAGCGGATCCGCTTCACCGGCACCACCACGCAGTCCGTCAGGCCGTCCTGTATCCGATCCGCCACCACCCACTCGCCTGAAAGCGCGCCCATCAGGGGGATCTGGCGCAGGAAGTGATTGACCAGGCCGTCCACTCCGCCGCCGGTCTGGTAGACCGTAGCCGACAGGCTGTTCAGCCGGTCGAGCACCGTCTCGGGATTCCGCGCCTCCACCTCCAACTCATGGCCGGTGTTCCCCAGGTTGACCCAGATGGAGAGGGCCTGGGATATGTCCGGGTTGAACATGCCGAGCAGCTCCAGGACCTCGTACACCTTCAGGTCGAACGGCGCGGCGCTGAAGTCGTAGAAGCCTGCCAGCCTGCCGATGGCGCCGTTGATGCTGTCCTCGGGCACCGATTCCCGGCCGGGCCGCACGTCCGGCCGCTTCTTTGCAAAGGGGTTCCACCAGCTCATGCGGCGGCCTCCGTGAATGCGGGCATGCAATCGGTCACGCGGATCCCCGAGCCCTTCTGCAGGAAGCTGATCGCCATCTCACTGGCGTCCGGGCCGTCGTCGTGAACGGTGGCGTTGTTGATGTAGACGAACTGCTCGATGAGCGTCTTCTGGTCGGAATGGCGCTTTTCGAACTGCATCAGCTTGTGCTCCCAGAGATACTCGCACGTGCCGATGATGCGGGCGATCTTGTTGGCCTGGGACCCGTGATGGAGGGGAGCCCAGGGCAGATAGGAGCCGACCTGCCGCGCGTAGTTCTGGATCGCTTCGTGGAGAAACTCCTTCAGCATGTTCTCCTCTATCGGGCAGCGGCCGGGGTATTGCTCGTTCTGGGCATAGGCGGCCGCGAACATCTCGCCGATGGAGCGGCGCTTGATCCAGGCGTGCATGCAGCGGAAGATCATCGCCTCCCGGTCGAAGCCCCAGGTAACGACCGCCCGGAAGTCGCTCTTCTCGGTGGCGGTGGCGGACGGATCGACGGCGGTGGCGAAAATCAGCTTGCGCTCCATCACCAGGATGCGGTCGAAGAAGGTGACGGTCTCATCCGGGAAGGGCGAGTCCTCCTCGGTGGTCTTGTTGCGGTACTCCTTGTTGAACGCCCGGCTGCCCACTAGCCGCTTGCGCCGCATGAGCCTGTCCCAGGGCCAGCGTGCGGGCCAGAGGGTGATCCGCTTCTCCTCGTCCACCACGGCGTCGTATACCTTGGAGTTGTAGAGCAACTCGCCGGTCTCCTCGTCTTCCTTGGCGATCATCTGGGCTATGGCGCTCTTGGCGTGGAACACGTTCCCCACCATGGTCGCGGCGCAGTCACCCTCCATGCAGGGGAGGACCTCGTCGGTGATGAACTCGACGATCGCCTTGGTGACGGTGGGGCTCTTGACCGTGCTGTTGTTCTCCAGGTCGTCCAGGCCGATGTCGTCCGGACGGTACGGGCCGTGCTTCTTGCCCCTCCACTTGTCCCCGCGGCCCAGGGCCTCTACCAGGGTGCCACCCTTGGTGACGAAGTAATCGTCGGACCATTGCCGGGTCTTGGCGATCACGTCGCCGAAGTCGTGCTTCAGCCGGGGGTTGTCTTCCAATTCCACTTTGATGGAGACGGTGAAGCGGGCGGCCTGGTCGTGGGTGTCGGAGCCGAGCATGATGTACTTCTTCAGCCTGTTGCAGACGAAGTAGACGCGCAGGCCGAAGGTGACCACGGTGGTCTTGGCGTGGTCGCGGGGAGCGCCGATCAGGTTGAAACCCGGTGTGCGGGCCATCTCGCACCATTCGTGGTGGCAGGGCGCCTCCTCGACAGGGAAGTAGTGCGGCATGTACGTGCGCATGAACAGCAGCGGATCGGCCAGACACGCCTCAATCCGTTCCCGTTTTTTCGCCGGGGTATCCTCCTCGAACGGCGAGACGCTCTCGGCTATCTGCTTGCGCAGCGCGGCAACGTAATCGTCGAACTGGAGCTCGGTTATGTTCTGGCGCTTACGCATTGCCACTCAGGCACTCCCCCTTGAACGCCATGGTCATGGCGTCGAAATCGTTGGCCAGCACCTTCAGCCCCTCCGGGTCGTTCTCCCTCAGCCAGGAGACGATCCACTGCACGTTCTCCAGGAACACCTTGGCCCGGTCATAGGTGGCGTTGCCGCTCGCCTCCAGGCTCTTGAACTTCACCACCAGGGCGCCCAGCTTGGAGAGGTTATCCAGGGTGCCCCCCTCGACCGAGCCCGGCTGCCGCCCTTCGGCATACTCCAGTTCCCGGTCCAGCAGGGCCTCCATGCGCAGGCCGAAGGTGGTCTTCCGCTCCCTGGCCTTGTCCCACTCGTCGCCGGCGCGCCGCTTCCACTCGTGGGCCGTCTGGCGGGATACGCCGTGGGTGTCGGCCGCCAGAGTCAGGTTACCGGTCTCGATGTAGGTCTGGCGGACCAGGGCCTCCAGTTCGGCGCGCGCTCCCTTTTCGGCCATGGCTAGCGCAGCTCCCGTTCCAGGCGCTCGATGTCGCCGTTCACTGTCAGCAGTTCTGCCCATGCGAGCTTCAACCCGTCGAAGAGCTCGTCGAGTTGCGGTACCTCCAGCTCCTCCACCGGGGTGAGGGTGGTGTTCAGCCCCTGGCGGATGGCGGTTGCCGCCGCCTCGATCTTCAGCCGCAGCCGCTTCGCCTGACCCTGCAGCTCCGCAAGTTTGCCGCGCATGGCGGCCCGTTCGAGATTGAGGCTCATGACGTCTGCCTTTCCACCTTCGGGTCTTTCCGCATCAGCGGGCAGAAGAGGTTGTTATCCACGGTAAATTTCACCTGGGTCATGGTCTGGGTGGACAGCACCAGCAGATCCTTCAGGTCGCCGGTGACTTCGTGGTAATTTTTGACCAAATCGGCGTTGTGCTCGTACATGGCCACCACCGCCGCGTGCCGTTTTTCCTGGGCTCGGGCCATGGTGAACATTGCTATCCAGGGGCCAAGCACCACCAGCACGCAGACGGTGATGAGCGGCCAGGTGCCGATTTCGCGGAAGATGGCAACCAGGGCGGTGAGGGCGGCGACATCCTGAGGGGTCATCTACTCCCCCGTTCCGAAATCAAGCTCGGGCCAGCCGGCGCTCTTGCTGAGCTCCAGCGCCTTGTCGAGGTCTTCCTGCGAGATCTCGTCGCGGAAGGTGGCGATGAGCTTTGCCCCTTCGACGCAGATATCCTTCGCGATGGGAGCGAGTACGATGGCCAGCTGTGCGATCTGCGCGGCGTTCATTGGGCGCCTCCTGCAATGGCTGTAAGCTGGGTGAGAGTTTCCTGCAGACTCTGCATCAGGATATTGAAACGTTGCGGATCACCTCCGTCGGACATGAGCAGGTAGGCGTCCACCGTGCTGTCGTACAGCGGCTTGGCCAGCTCGTAGGTCTCCTTGGCCTTCCTGCACTTGGCCTCGTCCAGGACACGGGTCTTACATAGCCCGTCCGTCGCCTGCGCCGCGGAAACGATGGTAGCCTTGGCCGCCAGCAGCGATTTGCCTGCCGTTATCCGGGGATTCGAGGCGCAGGCCGGGAGCAGTGCCAGGCAGAGCGCCCCCAGGAGCAGCAGCGGAAGGAGGCGGAGGGTGATGACTCCTTGCTCCGACGAGCCCCAGTTGACGGGCTTTTTGGTTATGAGCCTGAGCACTACGTTGATCATGCCGAGCAGCCCGACCTGTTTTTCCGGATCGATGACGAATCCGGTATAGGTCTGCAACAGCAGCGCGCCGATGGCGATGACGTTGGCCCAAAGTGTCTTCGACTGCCAGATTGGTTTTGCCTCCTGCATAGTGAACCTCCTCCGTTATTAGTTACGCCAAAACCTTGAGGGCGGCCGCGTAACGGGCCTTGCGGTCCTCCAGCCCGTTGGTGCCGCCGTTAATTCGTCTGGTGATCGTTTCCGTCCACTTCCTGTCCGCGAAGATGTTGAGGACGTTCGTGGACCAGAACCAGCAGGCGCTCTCTATTGCTCCCTCTCTGGTTTCGAGATAGTCGAACACCTCTTCGTAGCTCTTCCCGGCGGCTTCGGCGAACGCCAGGTAGTTCTCCTTGCCGGTCACCTGGATGGCCCCGCGGCCCCGATGTTTCCAGCCGTCTCCCGACTCCTCCGGGCCGTTTCCCATCCGGTCCGCATAGGCCCGGTTAGCGATCCGCTCCGGCTGCCGGGCGTATTTCCCGGCCACCGCAGCCGGGAAGCGCTTGGGCCAGGTGCGGGTCAACGCGGAGGCCGAGTAATTCAGCCCCTCTACCAACCGGGTGAAATCGGAGCTCTCGTGCCCGCACTGTGATAGAAACGCGGCCAGGCGCAGATAGGTATCGATCCCGTATTTCGGGCAGACGGCGTTGATCGCCCCGGTCCAGGCCTCGGGCTCGGGCGTGCGCGGAAACAGGCACTGGAACTGTTCGGTGGTCAATTGCACGGTAGCTCCCGGGGGTGCAGGGGCGGGATTGCCCGCCCCTGCGTCATGAGGGCCTGCCCAGGATCACGGAGACTGGGGTCAACGGCCCATGTTTTAGGTACGGCCTGGTCTGGCCTCTAAAAATCGTTAAAGGGTGCCCGCACCGGGGAATGGACCGGGGCGGGCGATCTAAAGGAGAAGAGCAAATGCAAGGGGAATATAGCGAAAGGGGGGGTGGAGGTCTTTTGCGGGGTTCAAAAAAGAAAAGGCCCCGCCGGTAGTGGAGAGGCCAGTTTATACAACGGCTAATAGCACCGCGCAGAGGCTATGTCAATAACGATCAGAACAGGTTCCCCTGTTTAGCCTTTTCGCGGGACTCGTTGACCAGGTCGTAGATGTGGCGTTCCGATAGGCCCGTCTCCAGGGCCATGCGGCGATAGTTGAACGGATTACCCGGGCCTGCCTGGTGAAGCTGCTCCAGGACGTATTCCTCTTTGGCCGCCTGGAAGAGACGTTGCGGGCTCTTCAGGTAGAGGTGGATGCTTTTCAGCTCCTCGGCGAGCTTGACCGTCAGCTCCAGGCCGATGACCCGCACCAGGAGCTGGTAATCCTCGCTGAACTGCTCGGTCCTGATATGCTTCATCCAACCGCTCATCTGTTCCTCCATCACAAAAACTACTGATAACTCCGCCTCGGAGCGGACAAGCCGCTCAAGGCGGGGTTATCCCTACCAACCGATTTTGAATCCATCCTTGAATAACCAGCAGAACAGGACGCCGAGTGCAGCCAGCCCGAGGAGGATCAACGCACCAATGCCGCCAAGCGTCCACAGAACCCATGTCGGTATCGTGATCGTCACGGCTGCTCCTCCATGCCATCAATTTCGATGTCGCCAATAGTCACGTCATCGCCGCAGCCGGAACTAACAGCCTCTACAGAGACAACTAAGTCGCGTATTGCGTCGTATGCCTGATCCTTGAGGTCGATTTTTTCATCGTCCTCGAACCAGGTATCAACATAGAGTGTGACCCGGCCTTCGACTTTATACTTTTTACCCATGATTTCCTCCATTTCTCGCGCGAGTGGTGACGCTCGATTGCTATCTGTACTCCTCCGGACAATGCCGCCGGATGTACTCATTGATCTCCGGAGTGGTGTACACCCGCGTCCACCAGTCCGGCCCGTAAGCCTTCTTCATCCCATTCTCGAACATCTTCTTCAGCCCCTCGATTGCGAGATACGCATCGGCGGAGGTCCGGATCCGCCCGCCTTTGAGCCCCATCCGTTTCTCCAGGAAGAGTTCCAGGCCGTTCTCCTCCCGCCAGGGAATCAGGGCAGCGACGGCGTTGACCTTGTCGATCTCTTCCGGCTTGGCCAAGGCTACGACATTGCCCTCCCTGGGGATGACGGGCCGGGAGGTGTTCAGGCCGTGTTCCGGAGGACGTCGAGGCGGTACCGGATGCTTCTGTTTCTGGTGCCGTTTCGCCTTGGCGGCGGACTGAACCAAGACGAAGCCGCGGCTGATATAATCCTCTATCAGGTCGCTGGCCTGTTCCTGGGTCAAGTCCTTACAGCTGGTGGCGGCATAGCGTACCCATAGGGTTGTGTAATAGTCGTCATCGGAGATCTTCAGGGCATTTCTTCCCATCCCGATCGCCGTGACCTGTGCCGCGGTGATCGGGGAGCTGCGCTTAAATGCTTTCCTCATGGTTTCACTCCCCTTTCCTGCAGTATCAGCGCCGGCTGCGCGGCCTGTCTGCATCCGTCGCTGCAGGTGACCACGATTCCTCGCAGGCCGTATTCGTCAAGATTCTTCTGGCTTCCCCACCACTGCCAGTCATCGGTCCAGGGCCCGACGTGGCCGCAAATGTCACACCGGTACTGTTTGGCATCGAGCATACCCCCCCCCCCTCGTTTCCGGCAGAAACATCTGCAGCCAGCCGCTGTCATCGATTCTGACCCCGTCCATAGCGATCTCCAAAAAGTTCGCGGAAGAACTTCTTCGCCCGCTGAAACTCTTCCGTGCCTGTCAGCTGCAGCTGCTCCGGCTCATCGGCCCGGCCCTCGATAACCTTGGCTGCCCGGCGCTCGGCCTCGTCCCTAGGCATGCCGCCTTCGTACTCCATGATGGCGGCGCGCTCTTCGTAGACCGCCCGTTCCTCCGCGGTCATCGCCCCAGCTGCTGCAGAATCACGGTCAGGTTGACGCCACGAGGACGATTACGGCGCACCAGCATATGGCTGTTTCTCTCGGATCTTCCATGTCACCCCCTGCAAATCCAGTAATACAGCGCCATATGGCCGACGATGTTCACAGTCATGCCTACGACAAAACAGAAAAGGGCCTCTTTCAACATTCTCCGATCCGTCTCGTTCATGCCGCCTCCTTCATGCGCCGTTTTGCCAGCAGCATTGTTGCCCGGCAATGCGCCGCCTCTACGTTGAACAGCTGATAGATGGCCGGGCGGGCCTTGCGAACGCACACCAGATCGAAGCCATTGGCCCGCAGCTCGCAGGCGACCGAATTGACTGCCTCCACCTCGGCCCCGCGGCTGATCTCCCGGGTAGTGCGCGGCTTGCCGTCCAGCATCAAATCCAGGACTCGCTGCAGCCGGTCGCTGTCCTCGAACCTCGCGTAATGGATGCCGTTGCTTCGCTTCATGCGCGCCCCCTGGCTGCCAGTATTTCAGCGGCCTGCCGGTTGCCCCGGCCGGCCATGATGGTCAAGACGTTCAGGACGACGGGATCCCGCAGTAGGTCGCGGATTCTCTCGCCTTGGTGATAGGCTTCTTCCTGTTGCTGGAAATGCCGGTCGGCTGCGAAGGATTCCACGTCTACCCCCCCCCCGACCATTTCAGCCGGTTTCCGGGGCCGTCCGCGCCGTTTCGCGGGGACTTCCGCTGTCGCCTGTGTGCAGCTGCCGCAAAGGAACAGGCCCTGGTCGCGGTTGGCGGCGCATTGCTGCCGCGAGATCCGGGCGTCGTATGACCGGCAAAGAAAACCGTTCCGGTCAAGCCATTCGTCGAGCGGTGATGGGGAGGCGGGCTGTTTCCGCGTCGGCTCCGCAACGTGGAAGAAGGTCCCGTTCATAACGATCCCACCGGCTACAACTCGCATGGTGCGCCTCCTTGCGTTTGACTGTTCAAGTGCGGGCCGGATATCTCCGGCCCTGTCCTCAGCAGTCAACTGCTAAATGATCTCCAGCGATAATTCGGATGTCTCCGAATCCCTGTACAGAGTCAGCATTATCGGATCCTCGAAGGTATCAGCGATCGGCACGTCATCCACCAGCCCCAGGTCCGACAGCGCCTCCCGCAACGCCCCCACGGTCTCTATTCCCTCGATTTGACGTTCAACCTTCCGTTCCCCCACACTTCACCTCCAGGAATGATTTCGGCGTCAGTATCGCCATGAATGCCGTCATGCAGCACTGGCATTCAAACTCGACCTGGATGCCGTCTTTCCCCGGGCCGGTAATGAACCGGCTCGGGGAGACCTCGATCCTCTCCACATGGACGTCCGCCAGGCAGATGGGACAGTACATGCCGCCCTCCCTACAATCCCGCTATATCGAGCGGGATGGCAATGTACTGCCCCTGGGTATTCCTCTCGTACAGGCGGATCTGTTTCTTGCAGCTGATGACGACAATGGCATCGTCTATGATCCGCATGGCCTCGTTCCAGAGCTGGTTCTCGATCCGGTAGCTGCGGAGCCGCAGGATTTCGGCCACCCGCAGCTTGCCGTCGACCAGGGTGAAGGCCCCGCCCACCAGGGTCTTGAGGTCGGACGATTCGGACGCGGCCATCTGGTCCAGGGCCGCGTTCAGCTTCGCCTGCGCCGCCTGCAGCTCGGGGCCGAAGTCGATCTTTTTCTGCACCGCGATGACCAGCTTGAACTTGCGGTCGAAGGTGAAGAACTGCATGTTGCCGTCGCGGCCGCCGCGCTCCACGCCGTATTTCTCGAACAGCAGTGCCAGGACCGTGGTGACGTCCTCGAAGTTGTACTGCTTGAATCGCTGGATCTTGCCGCTCAGGCTCTTCCAGATCAGGGCGATGGAGAGGACCAGGTCGTGGTACAGGAGGTCGGTCTCGTGGATGTTCCGGACCAGGACCAGGTCGTCGTTGCCGTTCTTCATCCGGCCGTCGATCACCTGGGGATGCGTTGCCTCGTAGCACAGGCGTTCCTGCCTTCTCAAGACGTGGCCGGCCTCGGCGCCCGCGGCCCGTTCGGTCACCTCGCCCCAGGTGACGGTGTCGAGCTCGGGACCGGTGACGCCGTTGTTGACCAGCACCCGGAGGGCCGTGCTTGCGGCCTCCCTGGCCTCCTTGCCGGTTTCGTGGTACTGCATTCCGGTATGTGGTGCGTAGCTGTAGAAATTCATCTCGTCTCCTTTTGGTACCGCTTCTTTTTCAACTGCCTCTTGACCTCTTCCGTGCGCTTCTCCAGTTCTTCCAGGCGGGCCGCTAACTGCGCGTCCATCCTGGCGTTGTGCTCCCTGGCGCGGGCATCGAGGGCGGCCACATCACGCTGATACTGCTGCCAGGCCCTCCAGCACGATCCGCCGCACGCGCCTGCCATGAGCGCGATCAGGATGGCTGTTATGACCCAGCCGCTCACGCTATGGCCCTCCGCCGGGTCCCCACCAGCCGCGGCGGAGCCAGGCTGCCGGAGCACACCAGCTGCACCGCCAGGGACGCCGCTCGCGCCGCCTGCTCCTTGCGCCATTTGCGGTATTTGAGCCAGCTCAGCAGGTTGCGCGCGATTCCTTGATTCCGTCTCTTCATCTCGATCCTCCTCTCAAATGTGTACAAGCTCCGTGAGCAGCTCCTCCGCTTCCTGGTCGGCCCGCTTGGCGGTTCTGCCGTACGGATACCAAAAGAGCAGGGCCAGCGCCGCAACCACCAGGTACCAGATCGCTATCCGCAGCATGTCTCTATCCCCCGACGACTCTTGGTCGATGAAGCCGGGCAGCTCTTCAGGTCCTCGCCGTTCACCCTGCGGCGCTCGACCCCTCTGAAGAACCTCTCTCCGCAATTGATGCAGCCGACCGATATCACCACCGGGGTCTCGCCGTCGCCTGCCAGGGTGGTCTCCGGCAGCATCAGGCCGCCGCACTTTGAACAACGGGGGCGCCTCATGACCCACCTCCCGCCAGTATGACGGCCGCCTCCCTGGCCAGCTCGGGCCGAGCCGTAAGGCTCAGGAAATGGACCGCTCTCACCAGCCGCAGCGCCGTCGTGCGACTGAGCCCGCCGTCCAGGGCTGCCCGTCCGGCAATGTTGTACAGCGACTGATTCAGGTCTTCCTCACTCCCCACTTCATGAAAGGGGGACCGGGGGGGATTTCCCACATCCTCGAAAAGCTGATCCACGTTCATCCCGTGCTCATCCAGCCACGCGAAAAGCTTGGACTCCCCAACAAGTTTCACCACCCCATCCTTGAACCTCTCCGCGTCCGCCGGGAGCTTCCCTGACGAAAGGGAAAGGGAGACCTGCGTCTTGCCGAACCCGGTGTACGCCACCACCGCCTTCTGTTGGATGCCGCAATCGATTAACGCCTGTTTGAGTCTCAGCATGCGGCCGCCTCCTTCTTGTCGTCCGCCGCCTCGCCGGTGCGCCTGCCGAGGACCGATTTCAGCGCGTCCGCGCCGGTCACCGGGGCCTGTTGCCTGCGGGGAGTGCTCTTCGGCAGGGGCTGTCCCTGGTTGGCCGCGATGGCGCGCACGTCCTCGGCCGATACCCGCTCCCGGCCGTCAGCCAGGGCCAGGTTCAAAAGCTCCACGCAGAGCCTCTGCAGCTCCAGGAAGTTCCTGGCCTGGGGAAGGTCGGAAAGGATGGCTCGGGCGTCGTCCTCGAAATGCTTGCCGATGGTGGCCAAGACGTATCCCTCGGCCTCGGCCGGCGACAGGCCCTGCATCCGCACGCAGTCGCTCCGGAGCGCCACCTCGGAGACGCCGGGCCGGTTCATGGGGTCGGACTGGGCCACGAGAATGATGGTCATCAGCTCGCGGTCGCCCATCCATTCCATCTCCCGCAGGGTCTTGAGGCTGCGAAGCGTGTTCGGATGCAGGCGCTGCGCCTCCTCGATTATCAACACGACCTTCTGCTTGTGGTTCTTGACCGCCTCGCCCACGATCCGCCGGAGCTGGCGGCTGCTCAGCTCGCCGCCCCGCTTGATCCCCTCGGTGGAGAGGTCGGTTATCAGAGCGGTCCGGATGTCGCCGATGGTCAGGTTTTCCGAATCCAGCCGCTCCACCCGGACCAGCTGGATCTTCTGCTTCTTGAGAGCGGCCTTGACCGCGTCGCTCTTGCCGATGCCGCGCTCTCCGACCACGCTCACCATGGCGCACGATTCCACGGCCATGGTGATGATGCGGCGCACCCGCGCCATGTCCGAGGTCTCGAAGGAGACCCCGGCAAAGGGGTCCTTCCTGTACCCGAGGTTGACAAACGTTTCCAGCTTCGTCATACTGCCGTTCATGTGATGTCCTCCTTTCTGATGCCCTCTGGCCGCTACCAGGGGGTTTTGCTTTTCATCTACATTGCAGCCCTTGCCAGTTGAACCTCTCCCGCCAGCTCGGCCACGAACCGCCGCGACAGGCCGTTTTCACTGATAATCGCCGCCACCTGCGCCCGCTCCTCCCCGACCAGGAAGAACCCGACCAGGGACTGAAAATCGCGGATTGCCGTATCGTCGTCGGGGTAGGTGTCCAGGTCCAGCGGGTTGTCGATTTTGCGGACTTCCTTCACTTTGGTTGCCATCTTGACCACCTTCCTGTCATTTGTCGCAGCCGCTTCCGGCTCCAGATAGAGGAGGTTCCGGATCCCCGCCATCTCCTCTGCTTCCTTGCGCACCCGCTGCGCCTCGGTCTGTGGCGGCGAATGGAATTCGCCCAGGCTGTTGGGCTGGAAGACTCCCTCCACCTCGTAGCGTGTGCCGGTCTTCTGGCACACGACGCTCATCCGGTCGTCAAAGATTCCCTGGAACACCCACACCTTGGCATCGTGCAGCCCCTTGACCTCGTAGGGTGTGTTATCCAGCCAGATCACCCCCTCCTGGGTCACGGTACGCTCGATCCTGCGCGCAAAGGCCGCCAGGGCGTTCTCGGGCAGGGCCACGGCGCCGCCCCTCAGGTTGATCCTCTCCCACACCTGGAGCCTGCTGAAAGCACGTTCCCACCGGTGCGGCCGGCTGTTGTATTCGGCCTGGAACAGCAGCGCCCGGCGGTTCAGCTCGGTTTCGGCAATCTCGAACCGTTTCCAGTCGCTTTCCATGAAGAAGGGGAGCTCGAAAGACTGCCAGACCGTGCGCCATGGCCGCTCGATCTTTCCGTGGGCTTCTTTGTTCAGGGGGGTGGAGGGGTCGATATCAATCCTGCAGAGGCCGAACCAGGCCCGTGCCGCCTCCTCGCTCATCATCGGACCATGGTCCCCCTTGATCTTTTCCGGCAGCCCGAAGAACTCTTTGTCCGTGCGGTTGCGCCAAGCCCAGTCGAGGAACTGAACGTTGTCCACGCTGTTCTCTCCCAGGGCCGCGACATAGCGGAAACAGTGCACGCCCGAATGGTCGTCGGTCATGCCGTAGATCCATGGCCTGAGGCGTATCGGCACCGGCTTGTTTTTGTAATCTTTGAGCCCCTTGTGGATGCGATAGATGTACTCGCCGTCATCCGTGCGCCGGTGAACGTAGAAGCATGAGGAGGTGGAGCCGTCCACATGATGCAATTGGTTGGGGTAGTCTGCCTGGTAGCGCACCACCCGGCGCCGCTCCGACAGATTGACCGTCTCGCGGATCACCCGGTCCCAGGTACCGACCGATACGGAGGCGAAGCGCTCTTCCAGGATGCCGTTATCCAGGGCGTTCTTTACCGCCTGTGCCGTGCTGATGCGCCCCCGGTGCTCGGGGGGGCGGACCTTGAGCTGAGCTATCAGCCGGGCCGCGGCTTCGATACCCTTGATCTGCCGTTCGCCCTGGCGTTCCTGGCCAATTTCCAGGTGTCGGTAAAGGGTCTGCACGCTCATCTTCAGGCACTTCGCCCATTTCTTCGCCAGGTGGGTCTTGCCGCCGTGCGGGGCGCGTTCCAGGTCACGTTTCACCATCTGCAGGGTCGCCGCTTCGATCATGTCCGCCTCGGATTAGAAGAGTTGAAGTTTGTCAGTCCACTGCCGCCGGAGAAACGCGGCCTGCGCCTCGGTCTCTGCCACCAGCCCCTCCACTCGGGCCGCCAGCTCCGGATTGTTCTCAAGGCCGTCGATGATGATCAGTCTGCCGATGAGCGTCGCGGTGTGAATAAGGGATTCGCGGATCTCGTCAAACTGCCCTTCGAACTGTTCCGGCGGCAGGTCCTGGCCGGCTTCGAGGACCTCCAGCTCCTTCACCCGCTTGACCAGGGCCTTCACCTCCGTCTTCAGCCCCTTTGTTTCCTCGGCGACGATGGCGTCTTTCTGCTTCTCCAGCTTCTCAACCCGGGCGGAGAGATCGGTATTCTGTTCAATGACCTTTTCAATGGCCGCATGCAGCTCGTCGGCATGATCGGGGTCGATGGGGATGGCCTCCTCGCCGATGGTGATGACATTGTCCTCAATCAGGACGGCGCCGTCGTTGGTGAGCTGACGGAGCTTGCGGAGTTCGCGGTAACCGACACCAAAAGCGCTAACCGTCGTCGTAAATGCCTCACCGAATGCGACGAGATTTTTCAGGTCTTCTTCGGCCTTTTGGCGAGACATCCCTATGGAATCACAAAACTTTTCCCAGGTTCCAACCCCCGGAATCTCCCGGTAGAGTTTCCGTTCCCGCACCTGCTGAATCCAGAGCAAACCGCTAACGTTAGCGAAATCTGCCACCATCTTGACGCCCTTAATCCGGCCTGCGACATCGTGATATTCGGCGATCAACCGCTCCCGTTCCTCCCGCTCGGCCTGCTCCTGCTGAAAGCGGTCCTGTTCGGCCTGGATTTCTCCCTGAGTCATTGCCATGGCGCGGTTATGGATGTTTTTGGTCTCGCTGGCCTGGTCCAGGTTCTTCCCCAGGAGCTTCCTCAACTGGCGGGCCAGGGCCAGTTCACGGGTTTTGTTCTCAGGTTTACCCTTTATCTCCTCAAGAGCGGCACGGAGCAGCTCCTCGTCGGCCCGCTCCAAGGCGCCTTTGAAATTCACGTCTCCGTCCGGAACGCTGGTCAGGCAGTTCAGGTCCCTGCTTCTCTGGTAATTCTGCCCGGTCCGGTCAACGCGGCCCTCAATCTCACTTTGCATGCTTTCTCCCTTCGGGATATCTGGTTTGCCGACACCAAGCGCCTCGGCGCGGGTAATCAGGTCGTGAATATTCTCTCCCATGCTGCAATTCTGTTTTGCGTTGCAGGGGTCGTCACAGTTGCTGCAGCATTGTTTGCACCCGGAGGCCGCATGACACACGCGACAGGCTAACGTCAGTTTCTTTGCCATTTCACGCCTCCAGCTGGTCCAGCTCGCCCTGCATCGTTTCGATCTTCGTCTGCAGGCCCAGTTTGTACGCCGAATACATCCCCGCCAGCCGAATCCCGGGTTCGTACAGGTCGCCGTTCTGGCGCACCCACTTGCGGTCCAGGGCCACCACCAGGTGACTCATTACCGTGGCGTGCGGTATTTCCAGCGCCCGGGAGATCTGCGCGCCCGATACCGGGCCGGTCTGCTGGTGCAGGTACTCGATGATGTCGATGAATTTGTAGTCCGACTGGACCGGGTTGTAAGATTTGCTCATCGCTTTCCTCCCTTGCCGAGTATGCGCAGGCAGCGCCGGCACGTTACCCGCTCGATATCCGTGGTGCTCCGGTGGCCGCTCCCGCCGGGATGGCATATCGGGCAGCTGTTCTCCTCCGGCCGCAGCGCGTTGTTGTAGTGGATGGTCATTTCCCCTCCATCTCCTTCAGGAACAGCTCCCTTTTCCGCCGCTCGGCGGCCGCTTTCCTTTCCTCTTCTCGAAGCCGCTGAATCTCGGCCCTGAGCGCCTCCGGACCGGGAAGGCAGAACATGCCTGCCGCCTCGTTCACGATCTCCAGCGGCCGGCGGTACCCGGTAGCCCGGCAGAAGGCCGCCAGCCGCGAGCCCCATATCTGGTGCTTGGTCTTGCTCTCCGCGGTCCAGGTGTAGATCATGTCGCCGGTGATGGTCTCGCCCAGCAGGTGACTCATCTCCCCCGCGATCTGGTGCAGCGAGAGCGGACAGTCCTTGATAGCGTCGGAAAGCGACTGCCGCAGTTTGGCCTCGATATTGAGGCTTCCCACCTGGAAGGGCGTCTCCCGCAGCTCCTCGGCGCGTTTAATCATGTCGAGAAGGGACAGCTGCCCGCTGTCTGATTTCCCGCGACGTTTAGACATTGCTAACCGTTGACCTTTTTGCTACTCTCTCAGTTTGAGTTCTCGACCGTGGATTAACCCTAGAAGTCCGCGCCTTCAGCGGCCTTCCGCGCCGGTCGTAGCGTGACGGCCAGATCTCTGCCGCGGGCACCTTGATAATCCTGGATATGAGAGCCTCTATCTGCGACCACGGCTTGTGCAGCACCATGTTGGGCGAGTTGTCCGCATATCCATTCTCGCGGGCCAGCCGGGCGAAGGAGTACCCGGCCTTGGCCAGGGCCGCCTTGATGTCGGCCGGGTGCCAGTCCTGGCGGGGTGATTTGTTGTGGGATGAGACGCTCATAGCTTGCTCCTTGTGGACCTGCCACCACCAGATTTCGACGACCGGGATTGACCCTTTTTTTTGACTGTCTAAATTTGATATTTAAAACTGACAATGGAAATTTACTCGGTATTACGAGCGTTGTCAACACAAAAATATCGTGATTACGAGCAAACATGATCGGTAGCAGAATAAAAAAAGTAAGAACTGAAAAAGGCTTGTCACAACAGGCCTTTGCATCGCTGTTGTCTACTAAATCAGGTCACATCAGCGAAATCGAACAGGGCAAAACGCAACCTGGAAGCCCTTTCTTGCGCTCGCTAAAACGAGCGTTCCCGGAAGTTGATATGAATTGGCTTTTGACGGGGGAAACTCGGGCACTGGCGGTGGCGGAAGAACCTGAGCCCTACATCTCCATTGACAAGATGACCCCGGAACAACGGCTGAAGAAGAGGCTTACCCCGAAGCTCGAACGGATCATCGAGGAAGGGGATAAGAAGAAGATCGAAATGATTGAGACCCAGCTGAAATACCTCGACCCTGGTGAAAAAAAACAGAGAGTGGCTGATTCAGAGAATGAGGGACCTGGGTCTCAACGTAATCGTGCGTGA